CAGTTAACCATAACTTCGCCGTGAAACTCTTTGATCCAAAACCTATCTGTGCCAGCGCATGATGGGCATGGGCCGTGATACTCGCCCTGCGCAGTCTTTTTTAGCTCAAGATTGCGTATGATGCTGTGACCAAACTCGCTCCAAAGAGCGGCTGGAAACTTGCTTTCACGGCTAAGGTCGGCTACCATTTCATCATACTCCAAGCAGGGGGGTGTTCTAGTATCTATCGTATAGCCCGACACTTTTGTGCCGGGCTATACTTTTATTTAGAATGGGATTTCGTCATCCAGGCCAGCATGTGCATCTGGTGATGGCGTGGAGGCTGGAATAGCGAACGGGTCATTTGCCATTGGCACACCGTTCTCTGGCGCTTTTGCAGTAAACCCGCCAGACACAGAGTCAAACGGATCATCTGAACCTTGCATCTCGGCAAGGTCCAAGACCTGCACAGCTCGCAGGCGCAGTGACACGCCGTTTAAGCTACCTGTATTGTACGGCACAACAACGACTGCGACGTTGATCTTGCTTCCGCTTGTCAGCATGAAATCGTCCGGCAGCTTATTGCGTTGAGCGTCAACTTGCTTTGGCGGCTGCGTCTTGTCACCACCGTAAGCACCTTTCAGCTTACACTTGCCGATAACTTCACCGTCATCGTTGCGCTTGTATGGAAGCATTGATGGCTTCTCTGGCCATTTACGCTTTGTGTCTAGCGCCGCAGCGTTAGAATATGCTTCCATGCAGATGCGATGCAGCTCTTTTGCCTTCTCATCGGACATTACAAAGCTCATCTCATATGCTGCACCGTCGTCAAACGCATCGCATTTCACTGACTTGTTCTCATATGTGTCGAACTTGTAAGTGGAATTTAGACGCGGGTAACGCGCGGTGACTTCTGTAATCATGTGTTGCATTGTGCAACTCCTCTCAATGTTGTGCAGCACCCCTGCACTGGGATAAGTTAAAACGCCTCTTCACTGTCCATCCATGCGGGCAAGTGAATTGTGTTTAAGTCTGGCCAATTTGTGCCGTATTCCTCTGTTGCAACCGCCTGCTTTATGTCAACCAGCGCAGCAAGCATACGGTTGTGAGCGTGGCGCAAATACATCTCAGACAGCTCATGGCACGCAGTCACATGCGGCGCGTCTTTCTCAATGCACACAAAGATAAAATTCTCAACGCGAATGCCGTTCAGCTTGAGGACGTGCATGTAGAACGCAGCCTGCAAGTCGTACCCGAACTGACGAACAGAGCGCTCAAAGCCTCTGGGTGACGCATCCTGTGTTGTCTTAATATCTAGCACTATGCCAGCCTTACGCAAAAGACCATCTGGGCGTGTCTTTAGGTCAATGTCAATGTCTGGGTCAGTGGCGAAGAATGAAGCCTCGGCCAGCATGTCAGGGTTTGTCAGCAAATGATTTGCCATGCGATTTTTCAGGCAGGCGTCAGCCATATTGTTTGCCAGCGAATAATCAGCCTCGGTCAGTAGTATCTTGCCGGACGCATCGCACTCCTCTTTTAGATCAGACCACGCCTTGCCGCGCCGGGTCTCAGGCCCACGCACGGTCAAGTCTTTCTCCGGCTCAAGCAGCATAGCATGTACTGCGCTGCCCAATGCAAAGGCCGGGCTGTCCTTGCGCTCTGCGCCAAACAGATGTGCAATGCTTTTGTTTGCTGCGGTCTTGATTGACGTTGAGCCAAACGCATGATGCGCGTGATACTCTTCGTTTGTCATGTCTTCTGATTTAATAATTGTCATGTTTTCCTCCATTTCCTCATTGTTCGCATATATATTATATATACTCAAGTGCAAAGTGCAACTGGAGCTAAAAAAAGTTTTCAGTTGCGCTTTTGTTAAGGGGGTAATGACTTCCCGAAGTTGTTACCCCCTTAACGGACAGGCTGGACATGTCCGGTCTTTGTCCGTGTCTGTCTAGCCCTTCGTTCAAGCTCCTCCACAATTCCATCGCGAAGAGCCTTTAAGTGTGTGTCAGATGACCCATCAATTATTGACCAAATTAAATTATTGGCCACCTTTCCATCGAGCCAAATAATAGGAGCCTCACCCCTGTATATTGTGAACCTGCTTTTGTACGCAAAATCATTAGCATCATCATGGAAGGTTACGCCTTGGTGAGAGTGAGTTCCATTGATGCTAATGGTCTCATCGTTACAATTCCCCGGCCCAATTCCGATCTGCTTGGGGTCAAGAAATATACTCATCACACCACCTCAATAAAAACTTTTGCCGAGGCTGCCCACAATATAATCGTTGGCCGCTGCTGGCCCACGCGATTAAACACGTCTGCCCTTGCAATCTTGTCAGCATCAAATAGGCGCATTGCAGCGTTGCCCGCTGCCTTGTGGTCAATCTCGAAATAATCCGCAAGCTCTGCTGTTGTGTGGTAGCCGCCTGCAAGAATGTATGTGAGCATTTCTGCGTCAAGAGCTTCTTGATTTAATGTTTGCAATTTATCAAGAGAGACTTTTTCGCAAACTTCGCTTACGCTATCGCGCTGCAACCTCACAGCCTGCCACGGCGTGCCTTTGTCCGACTTGTCCTGATAGTTAGGCACAAGCATAGCCTCAATCTCATCGCCTGGAGCAAGGTCAAAGCCCTCGGCAATGTGAACCGGAATGAATACCTGGCCTTGCGTTTCCGTATCGCAGGCAAATGCAAAGCCATGCGCGTGCGCGTTTGTTATGATAATTTTGTTCATTTGCTTTCCTTTAGTTTTATATTGCGGGCAATGCCCCACAACTTTTCAAGCGGCAATAGATTTTCCTGATCCATTGCCCAGCCTTTACCGTGGCCAAGGTCGATCTCGTAAGCCTGATCCATAAAATGTGTCTTAGGTATGTAGCCCACAACGTGCATCCGGTCAGGCGCTTGCTGGCAAACCAGAATAGAGCAGTCAGCCTTGAATGCCTCACGCTTTTTAAACAGTAGCCGCCCGGTGGTGTAAAACGTGGCCTTCACGTCAACAGAAATATCATCAAGCCATACGTCGCGGCCATCATCTACGCCAACGGCGTGGATGTGGTCGAGATCAAACACCTTCGACACGGCAAGCTCTGCCTTGACGCCAAGCAAATCAAGATCGGCGTCAGACCTTCCCTTGTCCCTGCGCTGATTAACAACGCCAGAAGCGCGGGCCAATTGCCAGCGCATTGCTGCGGCTTGATTGCATTGCGCAACCTCTTTTGGCGTCAGGTTTACAAGCATGGCGTGTTCCTTTCTTCGTTAGACAAAACCCCCCATAGGTTTTGTCTAACGCACTAAAATGGCGGCTCATCGTTTGAATGCGCCGGAACCCACATAGAAGGAAAAAGTTCCGGCGCACTATTGGTTTGAGCATCACCCGCACCAACAGGAGTGCCAAACATTTGTAGCAAAAATGTCGGCAGATGCTCAGACCAAATCACTTGCGGGCCTTCGCAGCAGCTCGCGCAATTACATCGTCAGCGGCTTGCGCTGCGCCCTCATCGTCGCGCAAGTCAGCCTCAATCATGACATTCAAAACACCGCTGCAAATATCAATGCGGCTATCGTGGTCTATTTCATAACCGTCAAACAAAACGCAAATGATAGAGCCAAGATGCTTGTTTTGCATTCTGTCCGGCAAAGCCGTCATGAAGTCATGGCACGCATCAGCAATTATCTTTTCTTGCTTGCTCATAGCTCTTGCCTCTCTTCATCTAGCACAACGCTAATAATTGAGCGGTGAATGCCAGTGTCGCCATTCAGATCAAGCCCATCTTTCACAAGCGCGGCATGTATCTTGCGCCGGGCTGAAACAGATGCACGGCTTAAAAGCGTTCTCTGCGGGTGCTGCCAATCCCAAAACTGAGCGACACCCATATAATCCGGCGAGCCAATAAACTCGCGGTCAATCTCTGTTATCTTGCACAGAGCGTTAAACGTAACGTCAGGCAATCCCACTTTAATGCTCATCGACTTCGCCCTCCCATGTAATGCCATGCTCGGCAAAGCGCTCCATTTGATATTTGTTGGGCTTGGTGTTTTCCAATTGCCGCAAATTAAAATAAACGGTGTGAAACTCTTTAGCCTCCTCAAGGGTCATAATCATGTTGTCGCTGGCCTCATCACCCAGCAACTCGCACAATTTCATTGACAACCTGCCAATCTCGCGCTTGTCCTTGCACTCGGATGCGCTCCAGCCATATTCATCGTCTAGCTTTTTGGCATTAGCGCAAAAGTTGACAACATTCCTAAACGAAAAGTGCATCAGATAATGCACATCCTCGGCCAGCGACATACTAAGCCAGCGCAACTCTTTGACAGCTTCGCGCTCCTCATCGTCAAAATTGGCAATAATGTCTGCGCGGTCAAGCATGTCTTGCTTAATGCTTTCCCAACGGGCAACTTCTTCTGCGGATGGTTTGGTATCTTTTGTCATTTGTTCAATTCCTTTGTTTGTGTTGTGCCTATAGCCTTGGCTTTGGTTAGGACTTTTCTGTGATTGCTTTGCTGCGAGAGGCGCAGAGATCAATTGCAGAGGTCATAGCGCCGCTGCTGGTGCTGCAATGCGACCCCGTAAATACTTTACCTCCAACCACCGCCACGGGAACCCATGCACCTGCATATTTTCGGACACGGTAATAGCTTCGAGCCTCAGCAATGATATTTAGATTGTGGGCGTTGGTCTTTGCATAGTCGGCGGTGACGTCAATCGTATTCATGTGTTAAACTCCATGTTTGTGTTGTGCCTACAGTATTTGCATATAAAAAACACATGCGCAAGTATATTTTTCACTGGCTCCCAATATTGTAAACATATATAAACAAATCAAGTGGAAAAGGTGGATATAAAGGTGGATAAAATGTCAGATAAAAAGCGCTTGATTAACTTTGCTGAAGAATATGACCGGGTAATCTCAGAGGCTGCGCGCAGGTCTGGGCTATCTTTCAGCGCGTTCTGCCGTAGTGCAGCGTTAGAAAAAGCCGCAACAATCGTGCAGCATGTAGACCAGCCGAGGGTTGATTGATGCTGATCTACGGATGCGATCCGGGGTTTACCGGGGCCGTGGCGCTGTACTGGACCGATACGGGCAAACTAGAAGTTCACGACATGCCGACAGTTAAAAACACGAAAGGTAAAACGGTCATAAACTGCCCGGCACTATTGGACGTGCTACAAAACGAAAGCGGTGAGCGTTGCCTTGCAGTAATAGAGCAGGTGGCCGCCATGCGTGGGCAAGGCGTGTCCAGCATGTTTCGCTTCGGCGAGGGCTATGGGATGCTTCAAATGGGATGCGCTGCAAACAAGCTGCCAGTGCAATTTGTGACGCCAGCAAAGTGGAAAGGCTACTTTGGCTTGAGCCGTGACAAGGGTGTGTCTCGCGGCTTGGCAATGCATCGCTTTCCAGATAACGCTGCCGACGGCACTTTCAGCAGGGCGAAAGACGATGGTAGGGCTGAAGCGGCCTTGCTTTGCCTATACGCGGCAGAAAATATGGTTTCATAATTGGATCATAATTGTGGAGCCATATAAATAAGGGGCTTGGCGGTGTGATTATGATAATTATGATGTAATTATGATTTAATTATTACTTTGGTCCAGTCACATCATAATATCATAAAATGCCTATGGGCATTATGATTATGATCTGGGACGGTGTTAGTGGGAGTTTAGTATATGGCCTTTGATGGTAGAGCATGGATAGAACAAAAGATAAAAGAAGGCCGGGCGATTGTACGTCCTGTAGGCTATCATGAAGTGGCCGAGCGGTTGCAGGGGTTTGCGTCCAGGTTGAATGCTTGCCGGGATATAGAGGAGCTGGAAGGCTTCGCCAATCGGCGCAAGTTTAATCCGACATTGCCTAAGTGGAATGCAAGCGAACGTGATGCGATATTGCGGCGCAAGTTTGAGATGGAGAATAGCAAGAATGAACGACGCAAGAAAAAATGACCAAGGCAAAGAGCCAATCGAATTGGTTGCGCCGGAGTTTATATTTGGCACGGCGCGGGTTCTGGGCTTTGGCGCGGATAAATACGCTGCGCGTAATTGGGAAAAGGGAATGCGATGGGGTCGCGTGTTCGGCGCGTTGATGCGTCATCTCTGGGCTTGGTGGGGTGGAAAGACTGCAACGCGCAATTTTGCGTTTGATGGGCTGGATAATGAAACAGAAGTTTCTCACCTATGGCACGCCGCATGCTGCCTCATGTTCCTGATTGCGTATGAGGAGCGCGGCACGGGTGAGGATGATAGGCCAGAATAGGGCTAGGGCTTGATCTAAGCCCGGTTTGAGGGCTAAAAGGGTTTTGCGGGTACTTTCCTCCCAATCACTCGCAAACTAGCTCGGCACGGTCCCAAAACGTGCCGGGCGTCTTTTTAGAGGGCCAGGCAATGTCTTTCCAGATTGATTTTCGTATGATGCTTAATTGCGAAGATACAGATCAGCAAGAAATCGTAACGGGCGGGCTGATAGATTATGTCGAAGAGCAATTATCCTCTGGCGTACCTGTGGAGAGGACGCTCCAGGCCTTGGCTGAGGTGATTTTGGAGCTTAATGAGATGGTTAATCCAGAGGGCGAGATTGTGCATTAAAAAAGCCCGGCGCAATGGCCGGGCGATTTTGTTTTATGGGGCGGTTATGCTCTAATAATGCGTCCAGCCATATTTATCATAAGCTGACATAGGTTCGCCTTCGTCGTTCTGTATCAATATCTCCTCATGCTCACTCATACCGCCATTGCGGACAAAATCGACTACCCACGCTTTCGCGCTTCCATAATCTGCGGAGACTTGTATCTCACGCGCGCCGTTATGGTCAGACCATCCTAATATTTCATAATTTGTCATTGTCTTACTCCCTATAGGTTCATAAATAATACAGTTGCGATTGTTAGCCCGGCAGCAAAGCCTAGGCCAATCTGGATCATCGCGGCTTTGACTTGCTGGCGAATTGCTTTGTTTTGGCGGCGTGTCATTATGCTGCCTCCCCTTCGGTGTACTCCCAAACATCCGCCGCAACAAAATCATCAGCTACATCCTTGAGTAACCTTTCAAGTTGTTCGGTTTTTTCCTTACAAAGTTTCCAAGCCTCTGCATCATTTGATGCACCAACATGAAAACGAACATCTACATTTACAACATAATCACGCTTCATATCACGCATTCTCCATCTCATATTGCAGCAACTCTTCAACATGATCCGCCAACTCGCGCCAATTTACTTGGCTCATAGCGTTGTTGACCAAATCAGTCACAAGACCATTTTCGGGTGTCTGATCGTCCATGAAGCCCTCAATCACATAATCGCGCAACTGGTCAGCATTAACACGCTGCAACAACTCACCCTCGCGGAACTGCTCAAGGAAATACTCGTTGTAGCTGTCGCCATACCACAAGCCGACAAGCCAAGTTTCGTAATTTGTCCATCCGTTATATTTAGTCATCGTCTTGCTCCATGTTTGTTTGTGTTGTGCCATGCGACTGCATGTGAAGGCCGCGCTTAAAGGCGCGGCTAACAAATGTGGTCAGTGGTCTTTTGATTTAAATTTGTGCCATTGTGAACTTGACCACGAACCAAAAAGCAATTCTTCCCTCTCCAACCTAGTGCAATTAAAGGAACGTCCAAGAGTGTCGATACGCTCACAATCTACAAGAATGCAAAGCGATCTATCATGGCTACGAATCGGATCGCCTTTAAACCAAGCACTATATTTCGACTTGCGACCGTTCATCTGTATTTTGTGATATACATGAGTTGCTTGCATTGTCTTTCTCCTTGTTTGTGTGTGTCTATATATAATGTATATGCAAGAGCATCGCATTGCGCAATAGTGACGTTACGTCACAAACTGATTTACTTACCCACAACACACGGCGCGACACTGACACACAAGCGCGCTCGCATATCGCATCGGTTGGCAATGTGTCAAGATTGGGTCAACAATGTGGCAACAATATGGCAGCGCTTGATGGGGTATCTATGTACCACAATGCTTAACATGTTAAGCAAGTGCTGACTTATATAAGGTGGCGCTTATGTTTTACCCCCCCCGGTCAACGATTTGCCGGGTAGTGTTATTATTATACAATCCACACACACGGGAGCCACCCCACCCCACCCCTTGCAATT